TAACATCTTCTTGTCTTCCCGCTAATAGTGGTGCATAATGATTCGCTAATTTATAATATTGTTCAGAAAGACCAGGTATATATTCTCTAATTGCCAGAATAAAACTAGTAGCACCTGCACCAAATGCTGCACCTGCTAAAGTACGTGATAGTTTGGCACCAGATTTATTACCAGTTCTTTCTTTAACTCTTGCCTCTAAAAGTTGGTTAAGTCCTTCTCCTCCAGGAAGTCCACTTAATGCAGCACCACTAATTACACTATTTTGCTTTTCTTTTTCTTCAAACTTTATTAATTGTTCGTATCTTTGCGAAGCTTCACCACTTAAACCTTGAGCTTTTCCCATTTCTCTCAAAGCCTTCTTCATTCCACCTAAACCCCTACCACTATCATTGATTTTATCTAAGATTTCTTCCCAATTATCATTTAATTCAGCAACATATTGGTTATATTTCTTTTGATTTAATGTTCCTCTGCTAACTTGTCTATTTAATCTATCAAAAGAAGATGGCATTGATTTAAGATATTCCGATGCTTCCATTAATGCATCTGCTTGGTCTCCTTCTAAATCAACATTTTTCTTTAAAAATTTACCAACACCACCAACAGATGCTTTGATTGCTTCTACATTTTTATTTATTCTTTTGGTTTCATCAGATTGTTCACCATATCTTCTTGTAATACTTCGTTGAAATGAATCTAATTCAGAAAAATTATCCGTTAAATCATCTGCTGCTTTAGCTTGTGCTTCTAATACTTTTGTACTTTTTTCTGCTTCTTTTGTGAAATTCTTTAATTCTTTTTCAGCTTGTTTTATAGAAGCTAATATTTCTTTATGAGTATCGTATTGTAATCTTAACGCTTTTAGTTGTTTTAATACGGCTTGTTGTGCGTTACCAGGTACATCTGCAAGTTCTTTTGCTTGCCTATTTAAACTTTTATATTGGGCATCAATTTGTTTAAGACTATTTATATAATCTTGTAATTCTTGTTTATTTCCGAAATTCGGTGTTTCGTTTGCCATTAGTATTTCTTCTTAAGAACTTTTTGGATATCTTTAGTATCAATACCTTGTTTGCCCAATGTGTGTTTCATTTGACGTAAAGAAGTGTTTATTGAATTATCCCATTTTTGATACATTGCACCTAATTGTGGGTCTCTTTTTTTCATATTTTTAATAAAGTCTTGTTCTGTATTTCTATCTTTTGCTCTTAGATACAAATCGAAAACTTTATCAAACATTGATAATTCAACTAATCTTTTTTTGGACATAATAATACTTTATGTATAAATATTACTTTCTAATAGTTTTTGATGGTGTTGATTTACTTCTAACGTTTTTATTAATTTTTTCGTAACTTTCTTTCTCTATATTTTTTGCTTTTAATAATTGATTAAAATAAAATTCTCTCAACTTTGTTGGCATAAAATATAAATCACTCCAATTAAATCCACCATTTGAATTGTAGACCATTTGGAATATTTGTTCATGTAAAATTACGGAATAATTAGTCGGCAGGGTAAAAAAAGTCAACCCCGAATGGGATAGCAAGTGCCTCCGTCTCACCTGTTGCTGGGTATGTGTAATTAAATGTAAAATTTAAATCAGGAGTAATAGATGTCATATATTTTCTCAATTCTTTAGAATCTCTTGCCAATAATTTATTGGTAACAAAATCTGCTATTACCGATGAATCTTTACTACCATTTATTTCAGTTATAATTCTTCTATATCTTGCCGTAATCTCTGCACTATATTGAGAAACTTTACTTATTGCTTCTATATCTTTATTAATTGCCAACTCATCACCATGTGTAAGTAATTTAAACTTAATTGGTGTTTTTGAATGTGGTAAAACAAAATCATATTCATTATTTCTATTTAATAATGAATCATCTAATTCTTTAATTTCTATTTTAGATAAATCAACATTTACCTCAACATTTTCACCTGTATATTTATCTGTGACTGTTATTGGATAATTTGCACCAAATGCTAAAACTCTAGTTGCAACCAATATTGCACTTTTATCACCCACCAATATATCATCAATTTTAACTCCAGGTTCAACTACAACCGATTCTAATAATTTATCAATATGAATATTTTTTCTAATTAAATTCGCAGAAGTTAAAATATCTTCTTCTTTTGCAGTCATCAATTTAATAGTAATTTCACCTTTTGCTAATGGATGTCCTTCAGGATAACATAATCCTTTTGATGGCAAACTAATCATTTCCGTAGGAAAAGGAAATGATTTTTGTGATTGTTGTGTTTGAGGTCCTAATCCTCTTGAAAATTGTGGGTCTAAATTTTGCTCCATATTATAACTTTGTTGTTTATTATATATATCTTATTTATAAAAAAATAAAAGGGGAGCAATTTGCTCCCCTTTTCTTATAATTTTTATTTCGATTAGTATTCTAAGATAGCTTGGTCGAAAGTCAATGTTAATTCAATTGAAACTGGATCTGTTGCGTTGCTCCAATCCATCTCACCAAAATTAGCTTGAGATATAAATGCTCCTTCCAAAGTCCATTGTTCTACTTTATCACCTACCGGTCCTAAAGAGTAGAAAGTAATGTTCTTTTTGTAGAATGCTGCATAACCATCTCTACCTGTAATAGATTCATGTGATAATCTAATCCAATCCATTACCGCTTGTGCTCCAGATGGAACGATTGGGTCGTATAATGTTACTGTGATATCATCCCAGTTTGATTTACCTTTAATCTTTCTTTTCACATTGATATGGTCTAGCTCTACAACTTCTGATGTGAATGTTGGTCTAGATGCTGTTTTTACCATATACGCTGGGATATTAGTTCCAGAAAATTCCATATAGAATCTGTTGGCTAACTTAGGTTCCCATTGTTTGTAAAAAATCTCGTTGTATGTTAAAACGTTTGGCATTTTCTTCGATTTATTTATTTATTTTATATAAATATTTGTTTTTTAAATTATCCTTCAAAACTTGCACCTGTTGGTAAGATGTTGAAATCAATTTGAATGAATTCAGCTGTCTTAGTTGGTTGTAAGTAGATAGAACCTTTCATAATGTTTCTATCAACTACATCAGGTGTGTTATTACTCTCATCCATTACAACTCTGAAAGCGTATAAACCTTGGTTTTGTTGAATACCTGTTAAATAAGGATTTACAATGTTTAAGAATGCTTGTCTTGTTGTAGATGTATTTTGTTCGAATACTAAATATCTTGAAGTAGATGCGATGTATTTTCTAACACTCAATAATAATCTTCTTACGTTGATTCTATCTAATGCCGATGGTTTATCTTGTAATGTTTTTTGTCCAAATACTACTGGATTTGCAACACCTGGGAATATTACAATTGGATTTACCTTTGCTTCGTATAATGTATCTCTTTCTGATTGAGTTAATCTATTCAATACGTTTACTGCTCCGATTAAACCACCTCTATTTAAACCTGCTGGTGCGAACCATTCTGCTGCTACTCTATCGTTTGCTGCGAATACGCCAGGTAATAATACTGATGGTGGAACTGATATTAATTTGTTTGTATTAACATCAATAGTCTTAATCCAAGGATAATAAGTTGCTGCCATATTTGAATCTATCGCTTCTGATTGTCCAACTGCTTGTGTTATTGAATCATTTACTGAAGTTTGGTCCATAATATAGAAACAATCATTTCTTTGTTCAACCATATCTAAAACTGAAGTTGCTACTGAAGGGTGTAATCTTCTTACAACACCCGGAGTTACAACCATATTGATATCAAATTCATCTGTGTTAGATAATGCTGCAATATGTTTGCTATATGCTACTGAACCACTTGTTGTTGATGATGATAAGTTGAAACCTTGTGAGTTTGCTCCATTTTCAAATGCAGTATCTCCTGCTTTACCAATTCTAGTTGCAGGGCTCATACCATCGAATCCTTCTTGGAATGCTACAACGAATTGTGCAGAAGTTGAACCTACTGATAATGAACCTCCATTTGATACATCTAATCCAAATACAGAGTTAGAACCATTTCCAGCACCTACTGGAATTGGTTTCATATAGATTTTATTATCATTATTGAAATCTAAATCTATACCACCAAATTGTGTTGCCGATGCTGTTAAGAATGTTACTGCTGGTATTGTTCCATCAAATCCATCTGCTTCAACAAATAATTGATATGCATCGTGTCCAAATGGTACTGCTTGTACAGGTGCTTCTGCAGCCATAATTACTCTTACATATTTTGAATTATTTACCCAATCACCTGTTTCTGAAATTTTACCTTGAGTATTGATACTTAATTTTCTATCACCAATTACTCTAGCTATAAAGTTTGGTGAATTAGGGTCTAAGTTTACATTAGAGAAAGTTTCTAATACTACTTTTTTCTTATTTGTATCATTAAAATCTCTTACTACAACGGTAAATGTACCATAATCTGTTCCGTTTACCGAACCAGCTTCTTTAATATTTGAAATACCTATTTTTACTTTTGTGTTTGCAGAATTACCAACACCCAATGTTTCAAATCTAAAAAGACCATATCTATCACCACTAATTAATTGAGATTGGATAAATGGAGTTGAAGCTTCTTGTGCATCAAAACCAAAATCTTGGTCACTTAATACGTGAACATCTACACTTGCAGTCAAATCTGTTGGTAATGTTGTGTTTTTAAAGTATGCATAAGCAAATCCACCTTTGCTACCATATGGAGATGTTCCAAATACTTTATCTATACTATTTGGACTTTCTGGATCAATAGATGCGGTAGAACTTACTAATTCTGCATTTTCAATTATTGTTTCCAAAAAAGTATTAGTTGCCTGTGTTGTTGCTCCTGTAAATCCTGTTCCATCAGTATCTGTGTTGAATAATACCGCAGATGCCGTAATACCTGCTGAACTCGATACATGAATTAATATTGGATTTTGTTCAGTATATCCACCTTTACCAACAACTCTACAAATTGTAGCAGTTCCTGCTTCTCTTAAATAATTTTGTACTGCTAATGGAGTGTAATATGTTCCATCTGCTTTACCAAATAAAGTTTCAAATTCAGCTTGTGAATTTACTATTGTTGGAACCGCAGGTCCTTCTAAAAAAGGTCCAATGAATGCTGCACCAATGTTTGCTACACCTTGTTGTAAAAATGAAAGGTCATTTTCTCTCGTAAATACACCAGGAGATACGATTTTTTCTGCCATGTTATGTCTAATTTATAAAGTTAGTTTAAATCTAATATAAATATAATATTAAATCTCAAAACAATAAATACTATTTATATGTTGGTGAGAAATAATCATATACTTGTCCTACTGCTGCTGCGTTTTGTAATGTATTATAGAACAATACTGGTCCTATTTGTCCATTCCAAAATGTTGTTCTTCCACTATTACTACCAATTGTTAAGAAGTTAGTAGATGAAGGTGCAGTAAATGCTGATGATGTGTAGGTTCCTATCGATGTTTTATCAACGTAAACCGTACAAGTTCCGCTTGGTTGGAATGCTACTGAAATCATATACCATACATTTGATGATAATGATGTTGTAAACTGTCCACTATTTCCCAATGAACTAGCTCTAAATTGAATTCTATTTAATGCTGAGTTATCAGTTGATTCTACTGCTAAACCATAGAAACCGGCATAATCAAAAATATGTCTAGATGCTACACCCAAAGTAGTTGTAGGTCTAATCCACATATGAATAGTACCTGTGTTAGTATTGAATTGCGAAATACCACCATTAATATTTGTGGTAGTATCTTTATACCAGAATTGGTTTGTACCATTTCCTGCAAAGTATTTATCTTTTCTTGTGCCACCTGCGTTATATGATGGGTTACCACCTGTAATACCCGCTGCGTTTGTAACACCTGCAGGTCTTAAACCGGTATTATAACCACTCAAATCCTTCCAGTCTGTTGTTACCGTTCCGTTTGTTGATGATGCTTTAGATGGGTCTAAGTACATTCTTAAACCACTTGCAGGTATTGATGGTTGTGTAGTTGTTCCTTTGTTGTGTGAAATTAAACCATTTGAAATATATACATCGGCATTTTCCACATTTACAGTTACAATTTCAACATCAGCTCTTACGATTTCAATATTAGTAACTTCAACTTCTGTTTCATCTTTCATTATAAGTCTATCTCCAGGTAATATATCACCTACATTCTTAAACTTATATTTACCGATTTCATTATCCCAAACATATAATGGGTGAGTTTCAGTTGCTTTGATTAAACCATCGTTTAAAGAAAAATATCCTTCTGCAAAATTAAATGTTAAATCACTAACTGTCACATTTTGTGCAGAACCTGATAAGGTTTCTGAATGATAAAATCTCCATTCAACTTGGTCCGATTCTGGGTCTTGGTCTTCATCAGGTAAACCTGCAGGAACCCAAGATTTAATTTGGTCACCAATATTCAAATCTTCAACATTTACCATTGTACCATTTGCCAATTCAATTTGTGTACCGAATAGTAAACAAAAGTCAGGTTCGTTAATTGTATTGTAAACATCTACTGCATATAATATTTTTGTTTGTTTTCCACTTTCACCGTAATTTGTTGCGGCTAAGTTAAAACCATCTGCGTATGCCATTGATAATGTAGCTGCAGCTTCCGAATAGTTTGCTGCATTAATTGCTGCAGGTGTTATTGGGAAAGTTGGTCTTGTTCCTAAAGTTGCCGCACCTACTGTAAAATTCGCATTATTAAAAGAACAAGTAAAGTTATTAGCTTGTGTTGCAACTTTTGTAGCCACAAATGAACCAGATGTACCAAACGAAAAGAATCCGTTTTCAGTTGTACTTTCTACAATATATGTAAAAGTTGGTGGGGTTATAGTTACAGAGTCAAATGAGAATCCTTGTATATTTGTATTGGATGCTCCTCCGTTCAATCCACCTAAAGATACAGCACCAGTTCTAACCGAACCGCTAACTGCTCTATATAAATTTCCTAATGATAAGTTTGTTCTTGGCATAATAGTATGAATTATCTGTTATAAATATCTAAAAGTTTTTGTTTCCACAATTGTTTGTCCGAAAAATGTTGTTTCATCCAATTTTTTAATTTATTAAATTCCGTTTTACGGGTTTCATAATCATCTTTACAAATTGTTTCGTAGGTTTCTTTAAATGATTCGGCACTATCTGCTTTATATTTGTAATCAAGAGGAACATGCCATTTTTCATGTAATATTGGCAGTTTACCCCAATCCACTGCTTCAAAAATTCCATATCCAAATGGTTCAAATTCAAAGCAAGAATGAGATATTCCCCAATCAAGTCCGTAAAATCTTTTTTTAAATTTAAAATCAAATTTATATATTTTTGATTTCTCAAATTTGTATCCGTATTTTTGTTTATAATATTTGTTAAATGTTTCCGAATTCGTAGAAATAAAACTTGGTAATCCATCCATATATTCCGGGTTCTTCCTACCTTCTGCTCTAGCTGCAAATCCTACATTAAATGAATCTATTAATTGTTTATTTTCTGTAAATTCATAACAATTTGGAATATGATATAGATTTTCCGTTTCGTATGGAAAATGATACAATCCTACCCAAATTTTGTTTTTGATTTTGTTAATCAGTTCACTTTCATATTCCCAATTACCATACCAATGCAAATATTCTTGTTTTTGCATTTGTGCAATTAAAGAAACTTTAGTAAGATTATGGAAAACAATAGAATCAATCTTATCCAAATTTTGATAAACAGCCTTTGTTGGGGTGTAATGACCATGGAGAATGTGTATTTTTCTGGCACCATCAAAGATTTTAATAATTTCTTCTTCGTTGGTTTCCCAAATATGGTCAATATCAATTGGAAATTCTTCGTAATTATTTGGTTTCTTTCTATGGAAAAGAAGAAGTGGCTTCACTTCTAAATGAGGTGCCACTTCTTTTATCCATTCAGTTACCCATATATCAGCACCGCTGTTAAACCAAGGTCCTCCAGCGGTGGTGTAGTAAACATCATACATTAAATTATAAACCTTTT